CGGCGTCGCGCCAGACGATGTATCCATGGCTCGGCCGCACTACCAGGTTCCGCGAGTGGCTAGGCGACAGAGTAGTTCAAGCGCTCGAGACGCATGAATACACAATAGTCAATCGGAACTTCGAAGATACCGTCGCGATCGATCGCAACGATATCGAGGACGATACCTACGGCGCGTACGAGCCGATCATCGAGCAGCTTGGATGGGACACTAAGGTGCATCCGGACATGCTGCTGTTCGCGATGATCAAAAACGCGGTGGCGAATCCAAACGAGGTCCTCGGCTTCGACCAGATGCCGTTTTTTTCGGCGAGTCATCCGGTTGGCCTGATGGGGCAGACCGGAACCCCGGCGGCTAATATCAACTCGAGCGGGTCGGGAGCCTACTGGTTCCTGATCGATGCGTCGCGGGTGATCCGCCCATTCATCTTTCAGCTGCGGCGCGAATACGCAGTGACGCGAATGAATACTGTCACCGATGAGGCGGTGTTCAACCGGCGCGAGTTTCGCTACGGCGTGGATGGGCGGGCCAACACGGGAGTCGGCCTGTGGCAGTTGGCATACGCCAGCAACACGGATCTGAGCAATCCGGCCAACTACGGAGCGGCGCGCGCCGCGATGAGATCATTCACAACCGATGCGGGGCAGCCATTTGGCGCGTTGTCGATCCGCGACGGGGTGTTTCTATTAGTGCCGCCGACGCTCGAAGAAGTCGCGCGCCAACTGCTGAACTCCGAGTTCATGGCCGGCGTCGGCGCGAGCGCGAACGTCTCGACCTCGAACATCTGGTGCAACAGCGCGGACCTTATAGTCAGTGAGTTTCTGGCGTAAGGACGCGGAGATGAAATCAGTTTCCCTGAGCCGGCGTACCGCGGGTCCCCCTCCCGCCCGTGGCGCCGGAGTGCGTGCCCACTCTCCGCGGGCGCAGGCCGACGGCCTGACGCCCGCGGAGAGACCTCTCGGCGCAATAGTCAATTCTAGTCGGATGAGGCTACGACAGTGAGTTACGCGACCGCACAAGACGTGATCAATCGATACCCTAATCGGGACCTTGTTCAACTGACTAATGAAGATCCTGCGGCGACCACGGTAAATGACGCACCGATCACACAGGCTCTTGCCGACGCTTCCGCGGAAATAGACGGATATATCGAAGGGCGCTTCACGCTGCCGCTGACAGATCCGCCGGCCGTTCTCAACCGTCTCACGACCGATATCGCGATGTACCGGCTGCAATCGCTGCGTCCGCTACAAGACATCGAAGACGCGCGCAAGCGTTATGAAGACGCGGTCGCGATGCTCACGAAGGTCGCGGCCGGCGAGCTCACGCTCGGTCTGTCCGCCGACAACCAGGAGCCGCCGGTGGCGGCAGGGGCGGTGGAAACAGTGCAGGCGCCGGATCGGGTTTTCAACCGCGGCAATCTGAAGGGCTACTGAGATGGGTGTTATGCTCGACGGGCCGTGGAACGGCGTGGTCTTCACGCCACCGACGGCGATCGATATCGCGACGATCGAAGACGCGATCGTGACTCGACTGAGTTCGCAAATCAACTCGATCGAAATCGCGCACTATCCGGATCGGCCCGAGACCTGGCGCCTGACGCATCGCGTGGGCGCGGCGTTGGTTCGGTATAACGGCGCGCGCTACGGCGAGCTGCTCGACAGCGCGGCGATAATCCAGGAACGCAAACTCGAGTTCGAGATCGCGGTAATGATGCGCGACCTTGGATGGGCGGTCGGTGGCGACCCGTCGGGGCCAAGTCCCGGCGCGTACGCGATCATCGAGGCGATTCGCACAGCGCTGACCGGATATCGGATTCCGGGCTGCCGCCAGATGTACCCAGTGCGTGAAAAATTCGTAAAGCGCGACAAGCAGGGCGGCGTGTGGACGTACGCATCGACGTTTGCACTGAGCACCGTGGCAGTCGAAGCGTCGCGGATGGAGGGGTTCCCGCTCTTCACCAGGGGCATCGCGCTGGAAGAAGGCGGACAAACCTCGATCACGGTCGGCGCGGTGGCCTACACGTTCAATTCGAGCCTGCAGGTTCAGCTTCCGCAGGGCAACGTGTTTGCCGTCAGCATTGTGGGCCCCGGCGGCGCGGCGCTGATCCAGGGCACGGACTACTCGGTCGATCGCGCCAGCGGAATCGTCACGGCGCTCCCGGGCGGCGCAATTTCCGCCGGCGAGACGGTGCAGATCGCATATACATACGGCGAAGAGGTTATCGCGACAACGGGCCAGAGCGAGCCGACTAACTAGGCCGGAATAAATAGTAATTTTGCAACTGAGTAACAGGTGACACATGCCAGCCAGTTTCTTGCACGGAGTTGAAGTAATCGAAGTGCCTAATGGTCCGGTCCCGGTCACGGTCGTCAAGTCGGCGGTGATTGGACTGGTCGGGACGGCGCCGGCGTGGGCGGTGGAATCGCCGTCGGTCGCGGTAGCACCCAACACGCCGGCGCTGGTCTCGTCAGCGCTCGACGCGGCAAAGTTCGGACCGGTAGTTCGGGGATACTCGATTCCGTATGCGCTCGCGGCGATCCAGGCGCAAGGAGCGGGACAGGCGATCGTCGTCAACGTGTTCAACCCCAGCATACATTTCACGGCGATAGCTGCGACCGCATTCAGCTTCAACGCGCAGGGAGCTATCAACCTCGGGCACATGGGCGTGTCGAACGTGGTAGTCACTAGTAATCCTGCAGGTACTACCTATGTCGCGGGCACTGACTATATGCTCGACGCGGTGAAGGGTGCGATTGCGATCGTGCCTACCGGATCGGGAGGACATATTACCGCCGGCGCCAGCGTGTTGATCGCATTCAACTACGCGGATCCGTCGAAAGTGGCGGACGCTGACATAATTGGGGGAGTTACGGGGGGCGTGTACACGGGGCTGCAGGCATTTCAGACGACCTACGGGACGATGGGATTCTTTCCCAAGATACTAATTGCGCCGGGCTACTCGCAGGACGCCCCGGTTGCGACTGAAATCGACACAATGGCCAACACGATTCGCGCAATGGCGCTGGTGGATTCGCCGCCTTCGACCGCGGTGGCAACCGCGATAGCCAATCGCGGAGTCGTGGGCAATGCCTTCGCAACGTCGAGCAGCCGAACAATTCTGTGCTATCCGCAGGAGACGTTTTACGACACGGGAATCGTGCCGACCGGAGTCACGCTCAACACTTCAGGGACACCGGTGACGGCGCAATTCAACGCGAATTCGGTCGGGCCATTTTCACAGTGGGTGGCTGGAGCGATCGCGGCCAAAGACCTGGCGCAGGGTTACTGGTGGTCGCCATCCAACACGCAGGTCGATGGAATGCTCGGGCCGGACGTTACGCTCTACGCGTCTATTCTCGACCCGGCGTCAGACACCAACAACCTCAATGCGGCGGGAATCGTGACGGTGTTCAACGCATTCGGCACCGGACTTCGGGTGTGGGGCAACCGCAGCGCGGAGTACCCGGCATCAACCGCGCCGGACAATTTCATCTCGGTACGCCGCACGATGGACCTAATCGAGGAATCGCTGGAACTGGCGATGCTCCAGTTTATTGACCAGCCGATTTCGAACGCGCTGATCACGGCGATCCTCGCCAGCGCGAACGCGTTCATCAGATCGCTCATCCAACGCGGCGCACTGGTAGCCGGCGCAGCAAGCTTCGACCCGGCGGAAAATCCATACACGCAGATTGCCGCCGGCCAACTGGTCTTTGACATCGACGTAATGCCTCCGCCACCCGCAGAAAGAATCACTTTTGAGGCATTTATAGACGTGACCTTGCTTCAGCAACTCGGACAGACAAGCCCGATAACTGCAGCGGCGGGAGCGACGTCGTAACTCGCGCGGATACCAGGGGAACTGAATGAATATCCAGATCAATTCACTGACCAACGCAAATATATACATCGACGGCGTCGGATTGCTGGGCCGGGCCGAAGAGATCGAGATCGCCAATCCCAAGCACAAGATGGTTGACTACAAGGGCCTGGGGATGGCTGGAACGGCGGAACTATGGGCGGGGGTAGACAAGCTCGAGTCGAAAATCAAGTGGACGTCGTTCGACGCGAGTACGCTTACGCTATCAACCAGTCCGTTCCAGACACATTCCTTTCAGGCGCTGGGAAACCTGGAGCAGTACACCAGCCAGGGCCGGACTGCGCAGCTTCCGGTGGTGTACCTGATGACGGGAATCTTCAAGGACGCCGGAAGTCCCACTTTCCGTCAGCATAAAATGGTCGAAACCACGTCAGTGGTAAGTATCTATCACTGCGAATTATACGTGACGGGAGTTCAAATATACTTGTACGACGTATTCGCCAATATCTACGTAGTAGGCGGCGTCGACCAACTGAGTACCTTCCGCTCAAATCTCGGCGGCTGAGCAAGCATTACATTGAAACCGGCAGACGGGGCGATGACTAATGAAAACCGATGAACTGACCGTGAATGGAGTACGAATCGGCGGCGCGGACACGAAAGATGAAGAAGAGACCCAAACCATCGATCTACCCTCCGGCTCGCGCGCCGAGGTGCGCAAGGGCCATGGACGGGACCTGATGCGAGCACAACGGGCAGCGGCGGGCGAGGACGCGAGCGCGGTGATATTTGCATTAATCGCGGAGCTCACGCGCGTGGACGGGCGCAGGATTGTGTACGAGGAGGTGCTCGAGATGGACCTTGCGGACGTGATGGCGCTGCAGGACGAGGTGATGGGCGAAAATTTCGACCGCCCTCCGCGGCGTGCTTCGCAGGCCTCGTTCAATCCGGATTCTCAGTCCAGGAGCTGAGCGGGATGGACTTTGCGGAGTTGTCGTACTGGCTCGACGCGGTGACGGACTATGAACGGATGCGCGTCGAACGCGGCGGAGGGGATGAATAATGAGTAGTAACGACAGTGACTACAGCACGATGCGTGCACTGACTAATTACGCGAGACGGTGAGATGATGGGAGTGAGACTGTTCGTAGGGAATCTGAGTTTCTCGTTAGGCGATGGCGATTTGCGTGCGGCATTTGCCGAGATCGGCGGAGTGGAACGAGCCGAGATCGTGCGTGATCGTTTCGACGGGCGCTCGCGCGGGTTCGGATTTGTCGAGATGACGAACGAGGACGACGCTGCGGTCGCGCTGCGGGCGATGAACGGCAAAGAACTCGCGGGACGTCCGTTGCGAGTCGAGGCGGCGACCTCCCAACGGCGCCCGTTCGAACGTAACGTCGCGCGAGCTTAGCGGAAGCCCTGACGCGCGCCATCAGAGCGAGTCATTAAATGGCGAGGAAATCCAGGACAATCGACACGCGGGTAGAGATTAGCGGATCCAAGTCGGCGCGCGCGCTCAGCCACCTTGAGCGGATGGCCGGCTTCGCAAGAGAAAGCATCCGGCCCGGGCGGGCGACTGCGAGCATCTTGATGGCCGCGAATCATCGCTGGGAGCTTCCCGCGCATATTCTTCTTCCGAAATACGATCATCGTTTTGAGACAGGATTGTTTGCAAGCAGACAAACTCCTATCGATGGCTCTCAGAGCCGTATAGACCACACTGCAAGTCCAAACGAAATAGACAATGGGAGAAAGACGGCGAGTGCCGCGCAATTGATTCGTACGTTCACTGCGGGCGCAAGGGTGCTGAATGCGGCTGCGCGAGTGAGTGACAGCGTCGGGGGCAACGAGGCGGCAACGTCGATGGCGCGGCCAAAAGGCTCGGACGGCGCGAACGATGGAGAGTCGCAAGGAAGGCGTGGCAGTCACGCGAATGCGTGGCATCGCACGACGGCAACGGTTGATGCTGGCGGCCGTGTGTCCCGGGAAATGGAGGAATTGTCTCTCGCGGCGGACGCTCTGTCGCGGGCTGAACGCTCAGTTGAATCGGGAAGCGCAGCCTGGGCGATTTCCACAGCGGGCCGACGCGCAACAGAATCGGGATTGAAGAGCTCGAGCGATTTCGCGGAGCAGGCGTACCGCGCGAACGAAGTTGCCCAGACGATGGTTATGGCGAAGGCGGCATCGTGGCCGAGATCAGATGCAGGGCGAGTTTTGAGTCGATCGCGAGGAGGTCTCGACGCAGAACGAGAGGCGTTCGCTGGGACAGGCATCCTCGCGAGCGATCGCATGGCTTCATCGATCCGCGCGGTGATTCCGCCCGCAAATCTTTCGCAGCGCGAGTTTGCGGAACCATCGGGCAACGCTCGTGGCCCCAATAGCAGCAGCGTACGCACGGGGATCACTATCAACTCGTCGCCGACGGTCGTGATCAACGCGCCGGCGGCGGGCGGCAATATAGAGCGCGATGCGATTGGCGCACTGCGGGCGCATCGCGAGGAACTCTTCAATGAATTGAAGCGAGAATCAGCGCGGCGCGATCGCGCGCAGTTCTAAGGAGCGATTACTTGTTCGCAGCATTGGGCGAGATTCAGTTCGAGGTGGTTGGCTCTCCGGAAGGCTACGAATCGGCGGGGGCTTACGGTTTCGGCGAGCAGCGGGTGATTGAAAGCAAGCCGCGGCTGCAATGGGTCGGCGACGATCTCCAGCGGCTGAATTTCGAGCTCATGTGGCACTCGTCGCTCACGAATCCCGCTGTGCAGCTGGCGCTGTTGCGCGCGACGGCGGCGCAGCATCTCGCGCTGCCGCTTATCTTCGGCGTCGGAACGTACCTCGGACTCTTTGTGATCGAATCGATTAAGGTGAAATCGATGCAGATGTCGGATCTCGGCGGATTGCTGGCGATCAGAGTCGCACTCGCGCTCAAGGAATGGATACCTGACCAGGCGCTTGCCGCGAGCGCGCCCGTTCCGACAGTTACTCCGCTAGGAATCACGGCGGCGTCGACCGGGACCGCCGGCAGTAATTCAAACGGATCCACGCCGGGCGTGTCGGCGTTGCTCAGTATCCCGACCGCGACCGGCACAAGCGGGCCCAATCTTGAAGCGGACGACGTGCCCGCCGCAGTTATCGTGAGGAGCGCCGCGCGATGACGCCGTCTGGACAGTTCATACTTCACATTACGAAGGCCGGTGAACGGTGGGATTTGTTAGCCTGGCAATACTATGGCGATCCGACTGACTATTCTCCAATCATAATGGCTAATCCGAATGTACCGATTGAACCAGTGTTCGATGCCGGAATATCGATCGCGGTGCCGATACTGCAGAAGAGCGCGGTGCTCACGGCCGACTTACCGCCCTGGAAATTGTCTCAGACGGCGAGTGCGTAATGGCTGCGCCGGCATCGTATTCAGTTCGTTCGCCGCAATGGATACTCAGTTATTTGGGCGTGAATATTACCGCCGAAGTATCGCAAATGGTTCTTGCGATCAGATATGTCGATCAACTCGGTGGCGCTTCAGGCGAACTTGAAGTGGATCTCGAAGATTCCACGAAGCTGTGGCAAGGCCCCTGGTATCCGACGCTCGGCGACATGGTCAGTCTGCAAATTGGCTATAGCGGCGAGGCCCTGCTGGATTGCGGCGAATTTCAGATCGACGAACTGGAATTGGATGGTCCGCCCGACGTGATGAGACTGCGCTGCCTTGCCGCATATATCACACCGGCGATGCGCACAGCGAATACCGTGGCATACGAGAACATGGGGATCGTGGAAATAGCGGCGTTAATCGCGGCGAAGTACGGGCTGGTAATGGTGACGGCGTCATCCGAGTCCGAGGGCGATGTCGTGTTTGCCCGCGTCACTCAACGGCGCCAGACGGATTTGGAGTTTCTGAAACGGCTGGCGAGAGAGCACAACTTCGATTTCACAGTGCGTGGAGGGCAGTTGGTCTTTTACGAGCGGTCGATGCTCGAGTCCGTACCTGCAGTAATCGCGATTACACGATCAGATACGGTTCGATTCTCATTTCGGAACCGGACGCGCCGAATCTACGATGGTGCGGAATTCTCGTACTTCGATCCTGACACGAAACAATTGCTTACTCAGTCGGTGTCTGCGCCTTCGCCGACAGGAGATACGCTCAAGATAGTCGCGCGCTGTGAAAACGCGCAGCAAGCGCTGGTGAAGGCCGAAGCCGCGCTTCATCTGCATAACAGGGTGTTCGTGGACGCATCGATTGAGGGACCGGGGAGCACGGTGCTGGTGGCGGGAAACAATGTACAGCTCAGCGGATGGGGCGCGCTGGACGGAACATATCTGATCGAGACGGCGCAGCATCAGTTGGCGCGAGCGAGAGGATACTCAACGTCAATTTCAGCACGGCGGATAAACGCATGAACGACATAATCGAATACAGTGAGCGATTTGCCGCGCTGAATCCCACTTTTCGGGTCGGGATCGTGCAGCAGCAGGACACGGCGCGCGCAAAGGTGCGCGTGGTGTTTCCGGATTACGACAAAGTGATCAGCTGGTGGTTGCCAATTGTGTTTCCCAAGACGCAGAACGACAAGGCGTACTGGATTCCGGACATCGGGGAACAGGTCGTATGCCTGATGGATCTGCGCGATGAGGCCGGCGCGGTGCTGGGCGCGATTTATTCAGACGCAGACCTGGCGCCGGTGAATAGCGCCAACAAGTTTCATCTCGCGTTCCAGGATGGTACCAGCATCGATTACGATCGCGCCGCGCACCTCCTCGATCTTCTTTTCCAGGATACCACGCAAATCACCTACAACGCCCAGGCGCATCTGCTCGATCTGAAGTTTCAGGACCAGGGCGAGATCAAATACGACGGCACCGAGCACATTCTGACGGTGAGCCTCCCCCAAGGTGCGGCGTTCAATGTTACGGCGAACGGCGCGCAGATTCAGATCGACTCGAGCGGCAACGTCATCATCAGGGCGGCCGGACAGGTGCAGCTCGGAACCGGGCTGTTGGCTGGTGTCGCGCGGCTTGGCGATACAGTTCAAGTCGGCGAGATGACGGGAACGATCGTGACGGCGAGCACCGACGTGTTGGCGGGATGACGATGCCGGCGGATGCAGTCACACTGGCGGATATCACGTCGGCTGACTGGTCGCTGGCTCTAAGAGCTATCGGCCAGGTGGTGCAAGGAATTGCCGACGTCGAGCAATGCCTGGGGATTATCGTAACGACACCACGAGGAAGCGATCCGCTGCGGCCGACTTTTGGCGCCGATATCTGGCGCTACATCGATTTTCCGATCAGTTTGGCGTTGCCTGCGATCGTCAGCGAACTGACATTGGCGATCACGACCTGGGAGCCGCGGGTAAAGCTTGTTTCGGTGACGGCGCAACCCGTGCTTGACGGAAGCGCGCAGTCCGGCGCGCATCTCGATGTGACGCTCAACTGGCAGCTAAAGCTGGGCGCCACCGCGGCTCCAGTTCAGACCACGACCGTGACAGTCCCGGGAGCGACGGTCTAGTGCGGGCCGCGCCGACGGCGATGAAAGGATGAGTTGATGAGTGCAGGAGTTCCATCGCTGCCGCCGCCGGTGTTCGTCGACGATCCGGACGGGCTCGATCCAAGCCTGATCCTTGCGGACATGATTGCCGAGTTCGAGGCAGCCGCGAACCGAACGCTTTACCCGGCGCAGGTCGAGCGCCTGTTGATCAATCTGTATGCGTACCGCGAATCGCTGGTGCGCAACGCGATCCAGTATGCGGCCCAACAGAATCTGCTCGCCTTCGCGTCGTTCCCGATGCTCGATTATCTCGGTCAACTGCTAAGCGTCACTCGACTGGCGTCGCAGCCCGCGGTGACGACGCTCCAATTCACGCTGGCCAACGCGCTGACGGTGCCGTTCACGATTGCCGCAGGAACGCTGGCCGGCACCTACGACGGACAGTTTGTCTTCGCGACCAGTGCGACGATCAGCATTGCGGCCGGCGCCACGATCGCCAGTGTTGCTGCCACAGCGACAACTCCAGGAGCGGCTGCGAATGGATACCTGGCGGGGCAGCTCAACGTCCAGCTCAATCCGAATACCTTGATCGCGAGCGTGACCAATACGAGCACGACCACGGGTGGATCCGCCCCGGAAACGGATGATCATCTGCGCACGCGCATTCAGGCTGCGCCCAATCAGTTCAGCGTCGCGGGTCCGATCGGAGCATACCGATTTTTTGCGATCGGCGCCGATCCGTCGATCATCGACGCGCAAATTATCAGTCCAGCGCCCGGATCGGTGAACGCATACGTGCTGACCGGACCGATTACAGTGCAGCCGGCGGTGGCGCCAAACAGTGCTGGAGTCGCGAACTCCGCGCTGCTTGCGAAAGTGGCCGCGGTGCTGAATGCCGACACTGTGCGTCCGCTTACCGACACCGTCAACGCGCTCGCGGTGACGGAGGTGGACTACCAGATCACCGCGACCGTGACGCTTTACTCGGATGCGGATCCGACCACGACCATCGCCGCGGTGACCACCGCCGTGCAGGAGCTCGCGCTCGCGCTCGCCGCCGAGATTCAGCGCGACATCGTGCCGAGCCAGATAATTGCGGCGCTGTCGGTCGCCGGTGTCTATGGCGTGACGCTCACGGCGCCGGTGCTGACCACGCTTACGGCCGGGCAGTGGGCGAACTGTACGATGATCTCGCTGACGACGGCGTTCAGCATGGAGCACAGCTGATGCCCGAGCTTTCGGCCGCGCCGTCGATCAACGATACGCGCACGCAGGCGTTGCTGGTGCTGATCGCGCGGCTCGCGGCGCTCGATCTTACGACGCTGCTGGTTTATCGAATCGACTCGGTGGTGGAAACCGCGTTGCCGTTTCTGGCGTGGCAATTCGACATCTTGTCTCCGCTGTGGCAATTAATCGCGCCGGTGTCGCTCGGGGTCGATGCGCTTACGAGCATCGATTTGCTGACCGACGTGGACAATCTGATCGAATCCGGCGCCCTGGTTTCGGAGCAGCCGCTGACGGAGGCGGCAGAGCGCGAACTGCTCATGAGCGCCATTCCCTTGCATCGGTTTTGCGGTACGCCGTGGGCGATCAAGCAGGCGCTCGCGTCGTTGGGTTGGACGCAGGTCACTCTGCTCGAAGGACAGTCGAGCTGGGGCGGCGATGCGTATCCGTCGAGCCAGGGATGGGCGGTGTTCCGTGTCATGATCAATCTCGTGGCCGGGCAGGGTGTCCCAAGCGGCGCGGTATCCACGGCAGCAGCAGCGGTTAATTTCTTCAAACCGGCGCGCGCGTGGATGGACTCGATATGGTTTGTGGCGCCGGCCATTTCCGACGCGGGACCGGCGCCGTCAGACAATTTGACGCTCGGCGGAATTGCCCAGTACCAGCTCGACGCGGCGCCCGCGCCCAATGACGACGCGCTGGCTTTTGCGATCGGGACGGCGCCGCTCACCGATGCGTACGGTCCGATTGTCCCCACTTACAATGCTCACTATCTGCACAGCGGGATTACTTACGGCGCCAACGAACCCGCGGTTGCAGATTCGGCGCTGATCGTCAACGGCGCAGCCGTTTTGCAAGGAGGTTGAAATGAGAAGGCCGATTGGAATCGTGCGAATCCGTCTTGTCCAGCAAGAGCGTATCGTGTGGAAATACGAGGGTCGCAATCTATTCGTGAACGCCGGGCTGCCTGCCCTTGCGGCGCTGCTCGGAGGCGATACCACCGGCGAATTCGCGGCTGCGGTGGGATTCGGCTCGGGATCTAACGCACCGACGCTGAGCGACAGCGCGCTGACCGGCCCCGCATATTACAAAGCGCTCGACAGTCACAGCGAGGACGGCAACGGCAGCGTGACCTTCAACTGGTCGCTGACGACGGCCGACACTGGCGCCGATGGGATCACCATTCAGGAGCTGGCGATATTCGCCAATCACGCCAGCGCGGGACTGCCCGGAACGACCGCGCCGACTCCGATGCTCGCGCGCAAGACGATAGCACCGATAGTCTTCGGCGCGGGAATGAGTATCAGCGGTACGTGGACGCTTACCTTCTGAGGTAGTCAATGGCTACACTAATCGACGCAGCCGAGTTCACCTCCAATGAGGTGTATCAAATTCAAGCAACCGATCCGGTCGAAGGCGCTGCCAGCGGCGCGAGTTTCAGCGGGACGGGTATCTCCAATCAGCCACATCAGCAACTGGCTAATCGCACCGCGTTTCTGAAACAACGCCAGGACGTAAATGTCTCGAATATCGGCGTGTTGCAGGCGTTCCAGGCGCTGTTTACCGGGCTGATGGCGCCCAACGGCTACCTGAAAATCGGGGTGCAGGACATCAACAAGGGTCTCATGCAGTACGTCGTTCAGTGGGGGCTCGTGAATTGGGGCACGCCACAGAGCGAAGGGCTTTACGGGCCATACAGTTTCCCGATCGCTTTCCCCAACGCCTGCGAGGTTGTCATACCGGTAACACTTACGCCTGAGAAACCCGGGAGCGCGAGTGCCGGCGATAACGTGGTGATGGTCAGCGCCAGCTACCCGCCGAACACCTCGCAATTCTGGGTCTGGAACAATCAGAGTGCGGGCACTAATGCCACCCAGGGCTTTATCTACCTGGCGATCGGGTTCTAGCCGCCCGTTGGCACAGGTGGCCAGTAAAACGGAACAATGAAGATGAACCTTAAAATACTGCGTTGGTGTAGCAACGGCCGCACGCGACAACGGAGCGTGGCCTTAATACTGCGCACCGTCGCAACGGTTTTAATACTACGCGCCGCCGCAGCGGCGCAGAATCTGCCACCGCCCGGAGCTTATCAGCCGATCCCCAACTTCACGGGTGTCGGCGCGGGGTTGCAGTTCCGCGAGGCGATCAACGATCGATTTTCAGGTGCTCAGCCGATCGCGCCTTCGATAGCCAGTACCGCCTTAGCCAATCTGCCGCCCGAGCAGGACGGGATGCTGTTGTTCTGCAATAACTGCAGGAGCGCGACGCCGTGCGTCAGCGGCGGGGGCGGTGCGTGGGCTCTTGGTACTCGAGGACAATGGGCATGCGCGAGCGCGGCGCTGGAAGCGAACCTCAACGCGAATGGCAACAAGGTGTCGAGCCTCGCCGGCGCGACCGTCAATGGAGACGCGCTCGCGTTCGGACAGACTGGAGCGCAGCTCAACACGCTGTCGGGCTCGAAGCTGAACGGTACCGACACAATCACCAATGTCAGCCTCAACGGCGTGCTGAACGCGCAGGACTTCGGCGCGGTATGCTCGGACACCACGGAGTCGGCGACGACGACCGCGAGCAACGCGACCGTCACGGTCGGCACGATCGGCGACTTCAAGGTCGGGCAGTACGTAAAACTCGACGCCGCAGGCGCGTCAAACACGATTGCGACGCCGACGATCACGAGCGTCGCGGATGACGGCTATGGCGGTCCGCCCTCCAACCCTTTACCCAACGTCCCGATCCTCGACATTCCGGCGCTCGGCACCACCACGACGCCCAACGGCAACTGCACCGTGGACGCGGGCACGGCGAACAACTCGAACACGAGCTGCTCGAGCACCTATGGCTACAGCGTGCAGAATGTGGGTCAGACCGGAATTGGCGCGGGCCTGAACGGGATGCGCTCGGCGGCCAGCTCGACGGTGTACATCACCACCGCGCCTGCGAGTCCTTCGATCGGGAACGCGGTCATCGTCACTTATTCGACCGATGCGAACACCACCGGCACGATCATCCGGCGATGCACGGGCGCAAGCTGTACGCCGACCAGCATCTACGCGATCACGTCGATCGTTCCGCGACTCATGTTCGGCGGCACCACCAGCGTCTCATACCGTGACAATGGCTTTCCCTTCGGCATCGACGAAGAAGCGAGCACGAGCGCTGTAGCGGCAGACCTCGACGCGCAAATCACGGCGATTTCCGGCAGTTCGGTAACTCTCTCTGTGGCTCCATCACGGTCAATCACCACGACGATGCGCCACGACAACGCGCCCGCGCTGCAACAGGCGGTCAATGCGTCTGTGCTCGCAGGTATCACCGGCTCGAAGGTGCAACTGCCGGCGTGTGCGACCCACTATGATATGTCGCAGGCGGTCAGCTTCTGGCAGCTATCGCAGACTGGAATCAGCGGGCCGGGGAGCAACTTCAACGGCTCCATAAATGCGAACATCCGATGGGACGGACCTGCGGGCGGCATCGTCTTCAACATGAACGATTCCTTTGCCGATAGCATCGAAGGAATCGGCCTTGATGGTCAGACCGGCAGCACACCGGGAATCATGATCGACATGAACCGCTACGGCACCAGCTCGCCTTTGACCCAAGGGCCGGGCGCGCCGAATAGCGGCGTGGCGTTTGCCGGCCTGCCGCCGACCGGGCTGCAAGTGCGTAACGTCCAGTGTGGTGTGGTTGGGCTGTGTTTGGACTTAGGTGGTGGGGCAAACGACGAAGACGCGGTGATCGATGGCCTGAATTGCAGCACGCCGAACGGCGTCGGCGGCAACATCTGCGTCTATTCAAATTCGCAGGAGACCTACAACGAGGCGTTCTACAACACCCAATGTTCGAGCCGCGACTACTGCTTCGACTTCACCAGAATCGGCTCATTCGTGATGATGAACACGAACTCGGAAAATGCGGGAATCCTGTTCTCTAATTGGGATCCCTCCAACTACGGCAAGATCGTCGGTGGGCAGGAAGAAGGCGCACAGCTCTTCGGGTACATATTAAGCCAAACGAGCGTCTCGGACTTCAGAATCGCTGGCGGAAGCGGTCAGTGGGCGACAGTCGTTGTTTCAGGCAACGGCGATCTATACGAAAACATCGTCGAGGATAACAACGGTTCACCGACCACCAGCATGAACTGGGGCGGCGGTGGCACCTTCATTAATGACAACTTCGGCGAGCCTCTCAGTTTCCTTGGCAATAGCAGCTATTGGGGCGGCGGCACGTCGCCAGCCACGCCTGGCGCAGGCGGCATTTTCCCGGTGCCTCCGTATTTCATTCCCATCACCAACAGCGGCGGCGCGGGCGCAATCCCCCCCTTCACTTGCATCCATTGCAGCGTCTATGGCCAGTACCCGCCGGGAATCGTCTCGAACGAGCCGAATCAAGCGACGGCTTTCAATGCCGCGCCCGCCGCGATCACGCTAACCGGCACGGCAGGCACCGCAGTTTGCTCGCAATCGATGCAGGGCACGCTCAAGATTGCGACTTGCTATCTCAACGCCTACCAGGAGACGGGCACCGCTCAGACTGTGTGCTTCAATGGAAGCGGCTGTACCGCAAACCTCGCTGGCGTGAATTTCTCCGCCGCACCTAACATCCTCGCGTCGTGCGGCACGTATGGGCCGACCAGCAGCGCGACTGTGCTGACGCTCCCGGCGAACGCCTCGATGACGGCGGAAACCTGCAACATCACGGCGATAGGTCAATGACCATGCGCAAGCCTTGCCGAGCCGCCGGCGCCAGCCAGCGACCATTAGAGTCTATGCTGCATCGACGCCTCGCAGGCCTGCCCGAACCAGTGGCTGGTGAGAAAATCCTCCACGCTCCCGCCGCTTCAACAGGAGAAATTTCGTGACTTCAAGATTCAACAGGATCATGGCCGGCCGGTCTCACCTCGCTAATGCGCCCTCGCAAAGCGCCGCGCGCGTGCCCCTGATTTCCAACGCTGACATAGGCCTCGCCGGCGAGGCTCTTGCTCAGTATGCGAAAGTCTTGGGCGATGAAGATGCGTCGAGCGCGCGCGCCGCGGAGCTGGTCGCCTTGAGCGCGAAGCTCGCGACCGCCGCGAAGGGGAAGACCTCGTGATTTCGAGATTCAACAAGATCATGGCCGGCCGCGGGGTCTGGCCGGCCCGTTAGCGTCAACCGAGCCTCTCGAGAACTCGTTCCATTGCGATTCCGCGCGAACCCTTGACCAGTAACACGTCGCCGGGCCGGAGCAGCCCGGCAATTATTCCTGCCGCGGCGATACTGTCGGGCGCCGCGAGTACCTCGGTGGTATCGGCATCGCGGGATACGACTGCGCAGGCGGAGTTCATCTCAGGGCCGACGGCGACGAATGCGGCTGGATGCGAGCGCATCACGTCGCGTATCGCCTCCTGATGCGCGGCAGCCGACAACTCGCCCAGCTCGAGCATATCGCCCAGCGCGATCACCAGACGGGCGCCGAGACCATCGGCTACCTCGCGCGCGGCCGCGAGCGCGGCCCGAATCGAGCGCGGGTTCGAGTTGTAAGTGTCGTCGATCACAAAGATGC